GGGTAGTTCTTTATTTGTGTTGCATTAGATGCAGCACCCCAAGGCATCCTCTTTGCATAGGGAAAAGAATATTCTCTACCTGTTGGTAATGATATTACTTTATAATTAATGGCATCACTTTGTAATTTATCATGCCACTTTGCAATGTCTTTATACTTTACCAGAAACTCTTTATAATATTTTTTTTCTGAATCAGTACCAGACATACCCCCATACAAAGGCTTAAAGGTATGACCCTTTGCCTCCTGTCTGGATACACCAATTACATCTGCTGTGAATTGATGGATGTCCACTTTATTTTGTATATCTTTCATCCCCTGCCTATCTTGGGCGAGGAAAACAGCAGTCCTAAATTCAAGTTGAGCAAAATCCATTTCAAGAATCTTTCCACCTTTCCACCTAGACTGCACCACCTTACGAATAGGAAATGTCTTTCCTCTAGGTTGGTTTTGGAAGTTAGGGTCTCTACTGGATAGCCTACCTGTTGCTGTAACACACTGCATAAATTTAGGATGTAACTTACCATTGTTTCCACAATGATTTTTTATCCCATCAACAAAGGTATGTAGATATGTTTCCAAGGCATTGTATCTAGTTATAGCCTGTACAAATTTACTTAACTCTTCATTTTCTGTTACATCAAGTTTCTGTAAGGTTAGCCTGTCAGTCTTGAATCCACCTTCTGAAACATCAGATGCAAATGCGGGCCTAACTCTAAACCCTGCCTGTGCTGTTGTCTCTTCATATATAACTCCTGCACCACCACAAGGGACACAAGGAGACAGGTTTTTATATGGCTCCCCATTAACTTTCATCTTTTGTATTTTTCCCGAGCCACTACAGGCTATACATTGATGAGACCTTGTTTTGTATAAGGGCTCTGTCATTTGGGATACCATCCTAGCAAACTGAGACCTGTTTAAGTTGGGCTTTCTCTTTGGTCTTTTTGTATAAGGGTCTATCCCTATATTAAAAGCCTCTGCCCATTTCTTTTTATCTACAACACGCAATCCATATAGTAACCACGATAACTGCTCTGGGCTTGCAGGGTTAATTCTTGTATCACCCATTCTCTCCCATATGATTGTATCTATATGCTCCCGCAACTCATCATACTCCGCTTTGAATTGCATCTCCACCTCACTTAATTCTTGAAGATTAATCTCAATGCCATTCATTTCCATTTTAGTTAACACCATTAGAAATTCATTCATCATCTTAACTGTAGAAATGAGATTGATTCCACTACTTTTGAAATCATCTACCTGTGAATAATAGAGTTCTCTGGTAACAGTTATATCCTGCCTACCATATTCCTCTACAATATTAACAGGAATCATTTCAAATGATATCCCCTGCTTCATAAAGTCTTCTGTTGCATCAGATTTTCTACTTAGGTTTCGCCTAATACAACATTCCTTTAACGATAATGCCTTTCGTACACCCCTCTGCAAGACATACTCTGCAATCATAGTATCATATACTTTTCCTGTATATGTTAGCCCTACCTCATACAGCCACGCCAAATCAAACTTTAAATTATGACCAATTAGTAAAGTGGTCTTATCTAAAATGTCCTGTACTTTTCTATAGGCACCTGTGTCACTTCTGTCATTATGGTGAAAGAATAAGTATTCTTCATTGATACCTACGCTTACTAATTTATTTCTAGAGTCGAAGGGAGATGGGTCTGACTTACCATTTGCTCCAGTTACAAAACTAGTTTCTACATCTACTACTGTTATCATCCTACATACCTCGATAAAAGTGGGTTAATTTCGCAATCTATTCTTCCATGCCATCCTGTTATCTTATTCTTGGATACACATAGGGTTCTTAAAACTGCCTCGGAGTCCACTACATTTTGTTGGCCTATACCAATTATTAAATCAGCCTCTGCCGCCTTTCCTGTTCTGGAGTTTTCCATCATATCAAATGTTAATTCAGCCCTACCCTGTGCCTCTGCTGAAGCTTGGGATATTGCTATGATACAACAGTCATGCCTTTTTGCTACTTCTCTTGCACCTGTATAAATTGCACGGAGTTTTTCATCTGTCCTTGCAAAGTTACCACGAACACCAATCTTATCTAACTGGTCTATAACTACAATATCTGGCTTGTTAGTATCACAATAGGCATCCACTTGGTCTAAATCCCAATTGACTGTATCTATTATTGTAACATTTGATTTTAATTTATCCCACCTCTCTGTTGCTAAAGGGATGTCATTTATTATTTCTTCTTTAGTCATGCCTGTCCAACAGCTAATTAGTCTCATTTGAGTTCTAATAGCAGGTTCTTCGTTGACTAGGGCGTGGACATTTGCTCCTTGAGATGCAAATCCATTCTCGTTTGCGACTAAACTAACCCAAAAGGCAGTCTTCCCTGTCTCTGGTCTGGCAAATACAATCATTAGATTGCCCTTACCAACACCTTTAACTAGTCTTCTCAAGTCTGGTATGTCCCCAAATGTATATTGAGTATCCTCATCAAGTTCTTTAATAAGTTCTGCAATATCATCCGTGACTCTACCCTCTGTATCAATCACTTCATTTTCAATTTCATCAACATAATTTTTTATAGTGAGAAAACTTGCATCCCCTCCATTATAAATACTAGTTGCCTCAAGAGCAATCCTATGTGCTACACTTTTTTTGTACATAGAATCTAAAATGTCATGTGCCACATCTTTGTTGGGCAACTTCTCATTTTTTATTTCATCAATCATAGTGACAAAATTTAATTTAGCCGCTCTGGTTAACGCAGGATTGTACACCTCCATATGTAACGCAGAAACTTCTCTTATATCCAAATCATTATCTGGATATTTCTCATGGGCTTTTTTTATCGTATCATAAAAACTGCCCACCCCGTTAGTAAAAACTGTTTTGCCAATTTTAGACTTGTTCTTACTATAGAAGTCTTTCTTCAAAAGAAGATTTATTAATTGCTTTTCCATGTTTGTCCTTTAAAAAGTTCATTTCATTTTGTATTCAATCTATTCTATACCTATAGCCTCCTTATCAAATAATTTTCTAATAGGTAGTATAACACATTTAGATGCGTTCCTATCTCCAACCATCCTTGTATACTTTTCTTTATATTTGTCAACAATTTCTTTTAGCTTGCTAACTTCAAATACTAACATACAATGATTTTCCTCACCCTTTGCTAGTATCTGAATCCAGAAATCTGATTCAGTTGCATTGATGCCGCTAGGCTTGCCGTTACATTCATATTCTAATGCTATGTTGCCTGTCTTATGCCACCAGTCTCGTTCAGTTTTTACTTCTATCTTCTTGTCTTTGAACATGGCTGATATTTGGTCTTCTCGTATCTGTCCATACTTTAAGTCAATATCAAATTTTTTATTTGCTTTTGTTATCATATTAAAATTCATCTCCATATCTTTTTATTAAAATAAATCGGACTCTTTCCCATTTACTACGCAAGAAGAAGTCCCTCTTGGAACGAGGGTCTCTCAATGCTTTCTTGTCTAGACTTTTCTTTAAGTGCCTCAATCTTGTCTTTAGTTTTTTTAAACCACTTCGGCTCATTTCTACCTCTTTCCCATTTAGCAAATCTAACTTTATCTCCTGCGTAATACTGGCGATATGCAGTTACATAATTTTTATGTTTGTATTCATCCGGCATACATTGTGGTGGCTCTGTAAATTTACCATCTGGAATATGTGCATCTAATTCAAAATCAATTATGTTTTGAATAACATCAAATGATTTATGTATTTTATTAAATCTTCTTCTGTATTCATCATCAATCCATACAGCATTTTCTAAGGCCCAATTAAAATTATTTTTGGAAGTAGAAACCCATTTAGTCATAGGATGATTTGGGTATGCTGATTTGTATATAGGTGCAGAAAGTGGGGTTGTTTGTGTAAACTCTTCATACTTTCTAACAGCAGTTGATAACATCTGTGCTGATTCTAATAACATTTTAGGAACGTGCTTATCACATAAATATCTAGCAGATTTTTTTGGTGTTTTATCTAAAAAGAATATGTTCATAATAGTATCTCCTTAATCTTCTCTTCATTATAATATTTTAAGTCATCATCTAATATAACAACCTTAGTAGGTACATTATAACATAACTTACTCGCTATGTCAAATGACTTAGCTGTTGCGTCTCTATCAAGAGCAACTAACACTTCATTATATTTTTTAAGGTGGGGAATGTATTGCTCGGATAGGGATGTTCCTAGCAATGCTACTCCAGTTACTACACCCGATACAGCACAGGCACTAGCACAATCTTCTACAAGAACTGCAGTCTTATGTGTTCCACAAATAAATGGATTTGATTTTTTTCCATAGACAAACCATTTGGGATATGTACTTGATAGGATTGCTCTGCCCACTGCACCAACCACTTTATTTTGTTCCTTAATAACAAATACAGCCCTATCTTGTTTTGGGTCATACATAATTTTGGCAAGACCTTTTTGCATAGCTACATAACAATTATTCTGCTTGAGATACTCTAGGCAACGGGCATTAGAATGTATAGATGTGAAGTGGTCGGGTAATTTAAAGACACACTCTATTTTGGGCGATAGTTCCAACACGTCAGATGACGTGCTTAAATAATTTTTTAATTCTTCTGGTGACATATCACGAGAAATCATTCCTTTTGCATTACATAATGCATAAAAACAATTCCACATAATTTTGCCATCGATATTTTTTAATGTGAATGTTTTATTGTGTGAACAAAATGGACAGTCAGTTCTCACATCTGTATCTGGCTGAACAGACATTCCATTTATTATTTTTACTTGATAATTATAATCCATAGTCCCCCTCATTTTGCCATACACCCCACCCTTCGTGTATAGCGCTACTGCCATCTTTCTAATAGAACACTTCCTTTACTACCAGTAATATTCCACAATGCATTAGTCAGTCCCAGATTTAGTATATACCATGAATTTAATGTTTTGTCAAGACCAAAAAAAACCCCCTACTATTTCTAGTAGAGGGTTATACAGAGTAGTGAGAACAGGGCGTTTCATAACATTAGCTTATTTCGTCACAGGCGGTTTTATCCTAGCGACTCTCTTTACTCACTTCATGCTCTGCAATCATAACCGAAAAAATGAATAAACGATTATGAATTAATAGCCTCTCTCCAAGTTGGATGCTGAATCATAAACACAACATGGTTACGATACTTGTCCTTGAGAGAAGCAGTTAATCTTTTATTTCTATCCTGTGTTAACCCATGTGTGGAAACCCAAGTACCCATTTGATATAGGGAAAATAGATTTGCACCTGTAACACTAGATTCATTTTGATAGAGTTCAAACAATTCATCAACCTTACCATTGATAGAGTCTACTGTTTTAGACATTCTCTCTGCCATAGTTTTACGAATTATTCTCTTAGCAACAAAGTCACTAATTTCTTTATTTGCCCATTGGTTATACTCCTCTGCAATTTTGGGCAATGATTGTATAGATTTATAAATAGTTTCTTGTAGCCTCATAATATCTAATCCTGTTGTATGCTTATGCACATAGGACATAAATATTTTTCCACTCACTTGACCATTCAAGCATAAGAAGTCATAAAAGCCACAGTCATACATTAATCGCTGTGTTCTATCATACGAACTTCTCATATCAACACGAGCATTTTGTGTACGAACTTTTCCATTACTTGTTTTAATATCCACACGATACTCTGGAAAGGCAAAGGAAGTCCAGAAAGATGCACCTGTCTTATCATACAAGTTATCTGTAATCTTTACATTACTTGTATCTATCTGGGCTTCATCTAAAGAACGAACAACAGTAGACAGGAATGTACTATTAGGTACAAGCTGATATGTCACTTCATCTTTTGCCACACCATCTAGAGTAGCTTGACCAGAATACTTTCTTTTTGATTTACCTGCAGTATGTATATCTAGTCTAGTCCAAGGGCTTGTATCTGTACGATATAAAGCCTTTGCTTGTTCCATTGGTATTTCTTCTATTAATTCACCACCACTTTCAAACTGTGATGTTAATGGAACGTAGTCAGTAGGAAATGACATCTTATCTACAAATGACATAATCCTTTCATTATTACTTGCTTTCATTTTTTTTCTCCTTTTTCTAAAAGTAAGTTAGTGGGGTAGTTTAGGAAAAATATCCTGTGGCACTACCCCATGCCGTATTTCGACAATCCATGTACCTGCTACTAAAACTAGTATTTCACAGCTAGACTTCATTGTCTATTCATCTTTTGCATTGCCTACATAACCGACCTTATCCACCTCGGCAATAAATATTATAATGATTGAGATTATAATAATACAGGGT